ACACTAAAACGCCTTACCCTTGTAAACTTTAAGGGTTTGCGAAACGTAGCCGTAGAGTTCGGCGACGGCGTTACGACCATAAGCGGACGTAACGGAACCGGGAAGACCACAATAGCGGACTCCTTCGCGTGGCTTCTTTGGGGCAAAGACAGCGAAGGAAACTCCGACTCCAAATTTGGAATAAAGACCAACGACGCGGAAGGTAACTTTATTCCCGACCTTGAACACGAAGTAACCGGGCTTTTCGACGTGGTAGACACCGAAACCGGGGAAGCGTCAAGCGTGGAACTTCGCCGCGTCTACGTCGAGGAGTGGAAGACCCCCAAAGGCAGCACCGAGCGCACCCTGTCCGGGCACCATACCAACTACTTCTTTAACGGCGTACCCTTGAAGAAGGCGGAATACGACGCAAAGGTAGCCGCAATAATACCCGAAGACCTCTTTAAGGTCATTACGGATCCGTATTACTTCCTTACGCTTCATTGGAAGGCACAACGCGAATACTTGCTTACGATGGCGGGCAAGATTAACGACACGGACGTAGCAGCCACCCGCGAAGAATTTGCCGCCCTTCTGCACCGGGTAACAGGCAAGACGATGGAAGAATACAAAAAGGAAATTTCGGTACGTCGTGGCAGAATTGAAGCGCAGTTAGATAAGATACCGACCCGCAAAGACGAAGCCACCCGAAACACCCCGGTAGCCCCGGACTACGCCGCCCTTGAAAGCGAGAAGGCGCAGATACAGGAAGACCTCGCCAACATTGACGCGGCGGCAACTTCCGAAGCAGAAGCCAACCGCGTAGCCTACGAACAGGCGGCAAAGATACAGGCGGAAATCAACACTAAGCGCGACGCACAGGCTAAGGCATTACAGGACGCGAAGGAAGCAGCCCGCGCAGCAGCTTACGAAACCAACCGCGTAGCCGACGAAGCCGCCCGCGACCTCGCCCAAATACAGCGCGACGAGGAAAGCGAAAACAAATATTACAGCCGGGAGAAGTCAGTAATTACGGCTTCCATAGCCACTGCCAAACGCCGTAAAGAGGGCTACGAAGCCCAAGTAGCCGACCTTCGCAAGCGTTGGGAAGCCGTGAATAACGAACAATTCCAAGAACAGCAAGCCCCGACCGCCGGCCCGCTTATTTGCCCGGTATTCGGTCATCAGTGCGCCGACCCCGGAGCAGCCAACCGCCATCAGTGCGACGCAGCCGCAGCCCTTGAATCCTTCCGCAAGAACCAAGACACCGCCCGCGCCGCCTTCATTGCCAACCAAACCGCCCGACTTGACAAGATGGACGCGGAAGGCCAGGAACTAAACAGGCTTATAGCGGCACAGGACGCGGAAATAAAACGCCTTGAAGCGGAAGCCGTCGCCCTTGATACCAAGCACAACGCCGCCGTACAGGACTACGCCACAAAGAAGGCGACCTATAACAACACCATAGCCGCCAACCCCCGCGTAAGCACCGACCCGCAAATAGACCCGCAGACGCTCCCGACGTGGGTAGCACTTCAAAAGGAGATAGACCAACTTAACGCCCGCCGTGCAGCCGTGACAGCTCCGACAACACAGGACACCGCCGCAGAGCGTCAGCAGAGCCGGGCGACCCTTCGCGCCCGCCTTTCCGAGATAGACCAAAAACTCGGACTTCGCGCCACCATTAAAGCCGCCGAAGCCCGTATAGTGGAACTTGATAAGGAAGCCGCTACGTTGGCACAGGAAAAGGCAGCACTTCAAACCGAAGAAGCCCTAATAGACGACTTCGTAAGATGTCGTATGGAAGAAGTAGAACGCCGTGTAAACGGATTGTTCGACGGCGTGGAGTTCCGAATGTATAAGACGCTTGTAAACGGCGAGAAAGAGCAGGACTGCGTGGCCTACATTGGCGGGGTACGATACCAAGACAAGAACCACGCCGGGCAGATTAACGCCGGATTAGCCGTGATTAACGCCCTTTGTGCCTTCCACGGAGTAACCGCCCCTATAATCGTCGATAACGCCGAGAGTGTAAACGACTTCATCCCCGTAAAAAGCCAATTAGTCCGGCTTGTAGTCACTACGGGGGAGTTCCAAGTAACAAACAACTAAAAAATATTCCGACTATGTGCAAGACCCCGGAACTTCCGGCTACCATAGTAGCCGCAAAAGAAAAATTTGAAGTTGCATTACGCGACGCTTCGGCGATAGACATCGTAAACAACTTCGGCGCAGCCTTCAACGCCGCGAAAGTAATAACCCTTCTCCGCGAAGCCCTTACCGAAGAAGTGATGGAAAAGGTATTTATGCCTTTGATGAACACAAAAGTAGGCTTTCGCACCGACCGCGACGGCAAGCCCGACAAGAACGGACGAGTAAAGCCGCCCTACGAAGTGGCTACCGTCCGCGAAGCGATAATAGATGCCGCAATAATTGGGCTTCTTCCTACCGGGAACCAGTTCAACATCATCAGCGGCACGATGTACCCCACGAAAGAAGGCTATACCGCCCTTCTAAAAAAGATTGGAGCGAAATACATTATCGACGTTCAACAGGACACAAGCCAAAACCCTGCCTACGCCGTATTCCCGTGCAAAGTAACGTATTCCTTTAACGGCGATAAAAATAGCCTTACGGTTCAAGCCACCGTCCGCCGCGACCAATACAGCAGCAACGACCAACTACGCGGAAAAGCGGAACGCCGCGCCAAGAAAGCCCTATACGAATACCTTACGGGAACAGACTACGGCGACGCGGACGAAACGAGCAGCCGCCCCAACATGGTAGTAGATACCGTGGCTGTCGAGATAAAGGAGCAGGCCAACACCGGCCCCGCTATTGGCTTCGACGACGCGGAAACGGTAATGGCCGAAGAAGTCCACGCCCCGGCACAGGCAGAACCCGCGCCGCAGACATACGCCGCCCCGGTTCAGACACAAGCAGCTCCGGCACCCCAACCACAGGCACAGCCCCAGGCCGACCCACAACCGGCCCCGGCTTATAATACACCAAGAAAGCCCAATTTCTAATGGTACTTCGTGTTTTAGGTTCAAGCAGCAGCGGCAACGCCTACATTTTGGAGAATGTGGGCGAAGCCCTGCTCATTGAAGCCGGGGTAAACTTCAAGAAGGTAGTAGCCGCGTTGGAAGGCAATATTTCCAAAGTGGTAGGCTGTCTTATAACCCACGAACACGGCGACCACGCCGGACGGATTAACGAAGTATTGAACGCCGTTATTCCCGTCTACGCTACCCAAGGCACAATAGACAACGCCAAGGTAAAAAGCGAGTGGAAGCCGCGCACGTTGGAGCGAGAAGGCAACGGCTACAAGGTTCAGCAGATAGGAGGCTTTAAGGTTATACCGTTCGCCACGAAGCACGACTGCGCCGAACCCGTGGGCTTCTACATTTGGCACCCGGAAACGGGCGGCATTTTGTTCGCTACCGATACCTACTACCTACCTAACACCTTCAAAGGCTTAAACAACGTCCTTATAGAATGCAACTACGACCCGGAAATATTAGACCGCAACGTAGAGGAAGGCCGACTAATTCCGACCCTTCGGGAAAGAGTGAGGGAAAGCCACCTAAGTATAGACACCTGTATAGACGCACTTAAAGCCAACGACCTGAAGGCGGTAAATAACATCGTCCTAATACACCTTTCGGCGGGTAACGGCGACCCCGTAGCCTTCAAAGATAGAGTTTACAGGGCGACCGGGAAGCGGGTACACATAGCAGCCCCCGGACTTAGTATTAACTTCAATAAAACGCCCTTCTAACTATGATTAAAGGCTTTAATTCCGAAACCGCGCCCTTAACCGAGTACGAAGAAAACGTATTACTTCCGCTCGTCCTTCGTGGGTTGAAAACCAAGATAGGAAAGGAAAACGCAGTAACAAACCGTACAATCGTGCAGCGGCTTAACATAGCCGGATATACGGTAACAGAACCCCGGATAAGGAAACTTATTAACCATATCCGAATGACCGACCTACTACCGGGCCTTATAGCCACGTCCGGCGGCTACTTCTTAGCGACTTCGGAAGCGGAGTTATTGGACTACGAACAAAGCCTTATAGGACGCGAGGACGCTATAAAACAAGTTCGGTTAGCCATAGCCCGGCAACGGCGGATCCTTTACAACGACGCTAACCGACCCGAAGAAAACAAACCCGAAATATTTTAATAACCCATTAACAAACAACCCCAAATGAAGAAAATAGCACTTTTCCGAAAGTACGGCGAATCCGCCGAGTTCGTAGCCCGCTTCGACAGCGTAGAAGAAGCAAGCGACCAAGTGAAGGACATCATCAACGAAGACGAAGACGCTAACGTATTCGACTTCTACACCGAGGAACAGGAGTACACCGACATCCGCGAACGCGTGAAGACATACGCCGACGCTTGCGAAGTCTTAGGCATAGCCGAAATGGACGAAAAGGCTTTTAAGGCCTGCGGCTTCCGTCCCGACGAGATAGCTCGCCGTAAGTTGGAAACCATAACCGAAGCCCTTAACGAAGGTTGGCGGCCGGATTGGAACAATACCAACGAATACAAGTATTTCCCCTGGTTCCGTATTCTTCCCGGCAAGGGTAAGGACGCAGAGGGTAAACCCGACGGCGCGTATGCCGGGCTTGCGTGCGCGACTACGGCCGACGCGGCTACGACTGCGTATGCGAACATCGGCTCCCGGCTTTGCTTCCACGACAGCGACATCGCCGCCTACGCGGGCGACACGTTCCGCGACCTTTACGCCCAAATCTTAGTAGAAAAATTCTAACCCCATACCCGAAATGACAAAGAAAGAATTAGCCGCCAAAGTTGCGGCAGCTTGCAGCGGAACGGAAGCCCACGGCACACCCGCCGCCGTGGTGGAAGAAGTAATTACAGCCACCCTCGGCGTAATTAAGGACGTGGTTTATTGTGGCGGAGAAGTAACCCTCCGGGGCTTCGGCACCTTCGGACACAAGAACCGAAAAGCCAAGACCGCCCGAAATATCAGCACAGGCGAACCCGTCCACGTCCCGGCGCGGAAAGTGGTAAGTTTCAAACCCGCCGCAGACTTCAACGTAGCACAGGACTAAGTTATGGAAGCACAGGAAAGAACCGAAACCCGGAAGGACGAAATACGCTACCGCACCGACGACCAACGCCGGATGGTTGGCAAGTTCCTCGCTTCCCGCGTCGTCAAGACGTGGAAGGAAGATTTTGCCGACCAAAATACCGGGGAAATAATAACGGTGGAGCGTAACGACATCCTTTTTGAGAAGGGCAAGTACATAGACGAAGACACCGCGATAAGTATCGCCTTCCACATTCAATGCGGCGATATTGCCGACGTGGAAGTAAGTAACCAACGCCGATTAGCCCAACCCTCAAAGGACTACGTTTTACGCCCCTACAAGGCTACCGCCGTGGTAGGAAATAAGCGTAAGAGTTTCATCTTACAGGCGCAGAGCGCGACCGCCGCTATTGAAGTAGTTACGGACTACATAGAACTTAACTTTACTTCCGCCTTTTCGGTGGATAGCGTCAAGTTAATGCCCGGCTGCATAATTCTAAACGACCGCTTCCGCCGCGCCGTTGAGGAAGTGGAAGGCGGCAACGAAGCCGGAGAAGAAACCCCGGACGGAGAGGAAGCCCGCGAAGATACGAAGTATTACCGCATAGAAGCCGACATAACCGCAGTTCCGACCGAAGGCGACGAAGAAGAACCGCGCCCAAGTAGTTACGACTTCATTGTTAAGACACGCGACATAGACACCGCGAAGGCGGTAATTACAGCGTGGATTAACACCACGATGAAGAAGCGGGCGGAAGAAGAAGGACGGGAAGCCCGCACCTTTGAAATTTCGCTTACTTCGGCTTCGCCCTTCAACTTGAACGCGATTATTCCTTACGCCTTCTGCGTCGCCTATAAGGAGGTGGAGAAGATAAAAGTAACAACCGACTAATAAACCGGGGCGCGTTAGCCACACCCGGAGAACGCGCCCCATTAAAACAACCGCTATGAGCCAAGACAGCATAGTAATTTTTCGTTCATACATAGACGCAATAGCCGAGCTTCCGGTGGAACTTTATAAGGAAGTTTCGCGGGTGCTTTACGCTTATGCCTTCGATGGCATAGAGCCGGACGACACCGCAAGCCCAACGGCCCGCGCCCTTTTTATAGCGTTGAAGTCGCAGATGGATTTTAACGTAGCGAGGTATGAACGAGCGGTTAGGAACGGTAGTAAAGGCGGCGCACCCAAAGGCACAAGAAACAACCCCAACGGAAGGCGTGGAAAAAGAACTAACCAAGAACTAACCGAAACTAACCAAGAACTAACCAACGCCGAAAAATTAGTTATTTCGGACGTTGAAGGGGGTATAGAAACGGTTGAAGCGGTTGAAGTCGTGGCTTCCGATGAAGGGCAAAAACAGCCCAAACGGGCAAAAAAGGCTAAAAAAGGGTTAGATATAACTAACCAAGAACTAACCCAAAACAAACCCGAAACTAACCAAGACGAAGAAAAAGAACTAACCGAACCAAAAGAACTAACCTTAATCAGTAATCAGTTATCAATAAATAATAATTCTGTTGTTGTAGATAACGCGCGTGAGGTTAGTTTTTTTGAAAAGTTCTTTGCACCCGAAAACCAATATTCGTTAGAAGTGCTTTGTATGCAGGAACACACCGACCTCGTAACAATAAAGCAGTACGCCCACGAAATTTTAGCAGAGTGGCAGCTGCGCGGGGTTAGCCATACCGACTACCAAGAAGCCTCCCGGCACTTAATTAACCATCTTCGCCGAAAATTTGAAGCCGCCCGCCGCGCCAAGCGTGAAGAAGATGCCGCGCCCAAAAGCAGACAGCAGGCCCGCGAAGACTTGATAAGGGGAGCCGTCGAAAGATTGACAAACGCAATCGGTAAGGACGGGGCCAGCCCCGCCACCGCCGGAGATACACAACCCTTCTAATACCCAAAGACAGCAATATGGAACTATTACCTTCAAACCGTCGCCCTGATACGTCCGGGGCATTGACCAAGGTCGACCCGAAGGCGTTGGCGATAAGACAGCAGTACGGCGACCTACCGCAGCTTTGCAAAACCTTTGGAGTTCCCGCCCAAAGGTACTGCGCACAAAACATAGAGAAAGCCATCCGTTCCGGGGTGCCAACCTTCGCGCTTGTAGTTCGCACCTACGGCGACGACGGAGTAGCCGGACTTATTGGCACACACATAACCGACGCAATTCTACGCATGGGAGAAGACAGGGACGTAGACGAATACGACGTAGACTTTATAGCCCACGCCATTTGTGAAAGTGAACGCTTCCGGCTATTGTCGATGGCTTCTATACTTCGCTTCTTCCACTTGTTGAAGTGTGGCGAATTTGACATCTACGGCAAGGTAACGCCACGCAAGATTTTAGAAGCCTTCCGCAAGTACGCGATAGAGCAACAGGCAAAGGAAAACCGAATAGCCTACGAAATTGAGAAGGAGAAGAAACAGCAAGAGGAAGAAGAACACGCCCGGCGTATAGCCATAGAGGGTAACGGGTGGGAAAACTTCAAGAAGCAAAACGGGTTAAACCCCAATTTAACGATAGTTGAGTATTTCACCCAAAAGCAGAAAGAAGCCAT